AGTAAGCACCGTATTGACCGTCACAAGTCATGGATGTCGGCGCTGTATATGGATTCGTGCAGGTAACAGAAGCATAAAATTCATTTGCCACACCCACCGTACCATCCAATCCTAATACTTCCACCGGAATAGTCACTGAATTTGTGTTAATATTGTGATTTATATATACAAGATTTTCAGATATAAATTCAGGACTATTGTAAATTGATAGATGATATTGTGCCTGCGTTAAACCTTCCAGATAATTCTCCGGATGTGACCATTGAAGCGTAACCGTAGCACCCGGCAGTTGTGTAATCTGTAAAAACTCATACTGCCATACAGCAGACGTAAAAATAAAAGTGCCGAGAAAAGGCGTAAAGGCACATGAGCCATCATCCCATTGTGCTGTCTCATCATAATTTAAAGCCGTCTCGTCCATACAGCCATAATATCCGGTTAAATCGTTGTATTCCTCGCTGAAATGACCGCCTGCTAAACTGCAGGATTGAGCTGTCCATTCATCACCATTATCGTCTGTTTCTGTAATGCCGGATGGCAAAGCACACCAACCGGTTGCCGGTGGAAATACGCATGAACCGTCATTGATAGTTGCATCCGGATTGTAATTAGTCGCATTAGAATCTGTGCAACCAGGAATCACCGTTTGATCTTCACCGTCTGACGGATACAGCATATCATGGAGTTGGAACAGCTTCAATTCCACATATTCCAACGTCTTTTTAATGCCAATCACCTGAAAGGAATAAAACACGACCTGACCATTACGAATGGTTGCGCCAAACGTATAATCCTCACCAAAGGCTTTCCTGCCTTGAATTAAATGGTCAAAACGTACAATGTCAGACAGGCTGTAATCTAAATATGACAATGGCAGTTTAACCGTAAATACATTGTGCTGATTGCAGAATTGACGAAGCAGATACGAGGCTAATCTAAAGGCTGAATCTTCTGTGCGGATGTACTTCGATTCAAATTCCAGGTCTTGATGTTTGCCCGATTCAATACCATAATATCTATTTGTATATACATTGCCGGATACATTCACAATATTCTCCGCTACAAGCCATCCCGTTTCCTTTGTAAAATCTTTTAATCCGTAATCATAGTGGTATTTGACATTTACACGGGTTGCCACTTTTTCAATCGGCGTGCGGTCATATTTATAACTAATAACATCACTTGCCTTGATTGTTCTCACCGGATATGGATATAACGGCAGGCGCAACGTCGGAAACAGCTTAAATCTGTTGTCTTTGAAATAACCGTAATACGGTGTGGATTGAAGAATCTCCTCAATCAGCTTTTTAGAGTTTATTTTCTTGTCCACCGTAAACGACAACGCCCAATCACCCGTTCCAAAATATTCAATGTCCTCCGCTGTCATGGCAAAATCTAATTCTTCGCCTAATATATTGGTAATTATCTCCGGTGCGGTAGGCGAGCCGGATATTCTGCCGGTTACGTCTGCGAAATATTTTTTATCGGTTATGCCTGAAACAAATCCCTGATGAACAACAATCAGATAATAATATTTATTTGAAATTATACCCGTTGTATTTGAATTATTAATATGAACGGGCGCACCAACTTTTAAGGAATTATATTGTCCTGGATTTGACCACCCGGAAATTTCATGCCCTGCGTCCTCACCGTCCGTTTCAATTGAATTATAATCCTCCTGACGGATGAAAAAGCCTGTATAGATAGAATCAGCGTTGCCGGCGGTTACATGGTCAATGTCCGCAGAATTACCGCTTGCTACCCATATTGCCCAAAAACTATCCGCATTGGTCACTCCATCAACATCAACGTCTACCTTTGTAAATATCCACGTTTTTCCGCTTGTAAAGTCAAAGGACGGTACACTTTTTAAATTCAATTCTATATATGCAAAATTTGTCCCGAAATCTGATGGTGGCGTGGATGTGTCCCAGTGGTCAATCGTGCCATGCAGAAATGCGCCGTCTGTCAGGCTTTCATTTAATATCTGTTCCGGATTGTCCCATGTCAGCGATCCTGTGTTGTCCGCGCTTTCACCTATAATGTCCTGCTGTGATACAGGTAAGCGTTTAAACAATATCCTAATTTTGTTCTGTGAAAAATCATTTTCTAATATTGCGCCCGTGCCATCACTCACAACCCCGTTTACATTAAATATTATTTCACTGTTGTTTTCTGTTTCCGCAAACGTAAAATTGTCTGCGCCTTGACCATTTAAAAAATCCTGTGCGTCCTGCTTTATATTCCAATATTCATCCTGCTCATGAACAAACAACGGTGATAGTTTAATAGTTGCCGTACCTACTTCTTTGGTATCTTCATTAAAGACTACTGCTTGCTGATAATCGGCAAATGCAGAAATGGACGATAATTCCTCTCCTTCATAGGTTATATTTTGCAAAACAAGAGGTGAACGGTCAACCCGTCCGTAAACCAATGGATAAGGTTTACCTTTGTATCTCTCCAATACTGTGTCGTTTGTCGGCAGATCGTTTCCCGGCAAATCCTTATGCAGTTCAGCCTGCGACCGATCCTCGCATATCAAATTAACCTGTGATTCGGATTGTGTGAATTTGCGGATAATAAAATGACCGACAAGCTGAAAGTCTGTCTCACCCTGTGCTGATTGCGAAACAAAGTAAATATACACTTGTGCATTGGTAATCGAATTGCCTTGTGTATCAATTAATGAATCAGAAAAACGCCTGCCGTCATCCTCGTAATCCGATACATTCAATGTTACTGACGATATTCTGTATTTCTTGGTTTCAACGTCAATAGATTCAGATATGGACGGAATATTTAATAATATCGGCTGATAATAATTGCCGTCAAACGATACTTTACGTGTGGACAGATAGGCGATACTGTCATCTTCATAAACAATATGCACCGCCGGAAATACGTTTAAATGCTTTGTTGCTATGTCCTGCTGAAAGGTCATGAAACGGCGATTCCTCCACGCCTTCTGGCGGCTGTTTCGAGCATATCTATAAATTCACTCTCAACCCATTGCTCACTGGTAATTGGATTATTGAATACAAAAGTATTGCCGCCACCTGTTGTGCCTCCTCCGGTTGGTGTGATATTGACGTGTTCCGGACCAGCCTCACCGGCTAATATCAGCGTCGGCTTTGTTACCATTTCATCCATACCGGTTGCGGCAGTCTTAAATTCGCCCATTGCCTTGCTGATCTGCATGACATTGGCAAATGCCTGTGCGCCAACAGCAACAGCCTGAATGACGTTGGTTGGATAAATCAATTTAGGATCAGCCATAATTTTATTTATAGTAGCATAAGCATTTACCAGCGCTGATACTTGCTGTAATCGAGCCGCTGCCTTTGCTCCGCCCTTGAACTGCTCCATCCCGGCACTTAACGCATTAAACATCATTCCTGTTGACCGTGCAATAGCTGTGCTGGACGCCTTTGTTTTAGCCTCCACCATACCCATCGCTTCTGCTAATTCAGGATATTCTACCTTTAACCTCTCTATAAATTCCAGCTCCATTTGTTTAGCATTGTTTAAGTCCATTGTACTGCCAAGCCATGCGTCATAAGCTGTTTTGGCGTTTTCTACCGTAGATTCAACTCCAGCATATGATATTTGTATATTTTCTAAATTTTCTAAATCTTCTAAATCAAACGGTGATTTTATGTTTTCCATACCATCAGCTACTTCGCCCGTTCTGTCTTTTAACAATCCAAATGCTTCATGAAACTTAACTGCCAGATCAACACCCGGAATCATTCCTGCTAATCCTCCTGCCACATTTAATAATTGTGTTGTAAATGCCTCTGCGTTTTCAGCAGTAAATAATCTTTGTAGATTATCTATTACTATCGAAGTTTCTTCAAGGTTAGGCGTTAATGCTTCTCCTACACCTATCGCCATTTCATCTAAAATGGTATTAAGTTTTGCCATTTCAGTATTCAGCGTTGCTGTTTCTTCGCCAAGTCCAGCGGACAATTCTCGTGCTGATTTCATCGTAGCGTTGACAAATGCCTGCTTTCTCTCCTGGTCTGTCAGCTGTTTAACTGTTTTTCCCATTGATATAGCAAAATCCTCATACGCTTTATTCGTATCGATCATGATTCCAAGATTATCCAACATTAATTTTGACTGTCGTCCTAATCCTGTAACCAACGATTCAATACCAAATGTAGTGTCTTTTCCCAAGGCTTGAGCCAACCTTTGGGCAATGTCAAACATCTCCGCCATTTGATCTTCTGAATCAAAAATACCCAACAGCATGGCATTATTCGCCTGCCTCATTATATCAATAGAATTTGCCGTTCCATCCAGAGCATCGTTTAACTTCTTGAATGTATCCGTTGAGAACCCTGCCTGTGCTGTTAAATTTTCAAATCCAGCAGATACGCCCTGAAATCGCCCTGCAAGTTCTATGGATTTTTTAAGGGCGTTTATTAAGCCTTGTGCTGCAAAGAACCCACCAGCAAGACCAGCCACAGAGCCAAGCGCTTTATCAAGGCTTAATCCCATATCCTTGCCAGCCTTACCAACGCCTTTCAGACTCGCTTTCGCCTTTTTATCGCCTTTCGTTCGTACCGATATGATATATTCGTCAACGGTTGCCATGCTTTTTCCTTTCTATTTCTGTGATATGGTGCAGCTCATCGGTGTACCAGCCGTGCTTATAAATGTAATCTGCCGGTGTATCTTTAAGTGAAGGAAAAGGGGGCGTTCCTGTCTGGTCGCAGAAACGCATCCCTTTTATTGTGGACTGCGTTCGGAGGTGATACTGTGAGGTATCGGAGGTAAAATAAAAATGCTGGATGTATAATGAATGACCAATGGGTGCCTGTGCTTCTATCGCTTCATCATATAAGGCTATAAGTTCGGCATATACGTCCTCAATGCCGTCAAATTGGACGTTTTTCTTTTTAGACAGACTTTTCGCCATGTACGGGAATTTCTGCTTGTCTGCCTGCAATCCTTTAAAATGATACCACACATTCAGTCTAAATAGTATTTCATCTAATTTTTTTTTTCAAATATACGAGTTCCGATAATTGAAAATATCTGGAACCGCTCTTCATCGGACAAGCCTTTTATCTCCTCATCCGAGTAATTCGTCACCAATCGCACAACATCCAGGCTCTTACGGTGCATCCCTTTTGTCACCTTCTTGTCCTCAATGTCCTGAAAATGATTCATATACAAATCTTTTAAATCGGCTTCTGTGTCCAAATCAAACACCTTCAACTTAACTTCCCGGTCAGATATTACTTTGCCGTCACGATCCAGCGTTACTTTGATGGTGTCGTCCATTTAGGCGATCGTAATTCCTACAATCGAACCCGATGATGCAGCGTCCGTTCCAAAGGCTGTAAACGGCAATGTCTGTGTCAGTACGTTACCGCCCGATTCTACACCCGGCTCATTTAAAACGGCTTTTGGTATGTCAATCGTAAATCCTGATGCTTCCGCCAAGTTAATTGCAACGGTATTTGAATCCTTGAATTTCGCCAATAAATCATGAACCGCATCATCACGCTTTGCCGTTAAACTGCCAGTAGCTTCCATTGCGCCTGTCATCACCAATCCAAACGGTTTAAAAGTGGATGTTTCGCTGTAATGGATACGCTCCACCGAACGGTTTATTGATAATTCCCACGAATACAGCACCAAATCCTCCTGCGCACCACCGTTGATGTAGGCGGTCGTAATATCCCGTAAATTTTTAGGCGTTGCGGTGTCTTTTGTGTAACTGCCGGATGTGTAACTGACATTCTCCACATCAGCAAACGTCACGTGTTCCGGCTGATAACCTGTCATCATATTTACAGTACATGCAAGCTGACCGGATTCTGCGGTTATATCCTGATTTAATGTAAGTCCGGTCGCAATGCAGGATTTACATTGTATATCGTTTAATGAAGCATCTGCACCGGCATTTTCAAATACAACCGTCACCTGTGTCGTTGATGCAATAGCGTCTTTATAAGTATTCTTCGGAAAGGCATAATCACCGGTAAAATCCGCTTCACTCGTACCATCCTCAAACAACCATTGACACGCCTGTAATACGGATGTTGGTGTGCCTTTCAGCGTTAAATCAAAAGTATATACCTTCTGATCTGGACGATGTTTTACCTGTGAGGCGTAATTGACAAATTTGCCTGACCGCTGTGCTGCAACATCAATCGGAGCAGATATTTCCGGAATTGTATATGCCGTTACCGGCAGTTCCTTCCATACGCCTGCGCCGTCGCTTAATGCAACCGTGCCGAATGTCGCCTCCGTGCCTATTAAGACACGAATATCCGATGTGGCTTGATAATTAGTTTCCTGTGCCATTTATTTTCCTTTCTTCGGAATATATTTTTTTAAATTCTTACGTAATTCTATTGGTGGATCAGTCAATTCAACCGCCTTGCCGTCAAGTAACGCCTGGTGTTTTGCCGGACTGCCTAAAGTCAATAATGTAACCACTGCCTTTTTGTATGTACTTTTCGCTTTATACTGCATCAGAATTGATTGTAGTTGATAAAGGTTAATCCAAATTCACCAATGGTTACGCCTGTCAATTCATCCTCGTCATCAATTCCGGCATTATAAATAATCTCATCCACACTCAAATCCGTCCACAATGTCCCATTGACCTGTTTGTCCAAAATATGTTTGCGCATTTTATCCATTTTATCTTTTATGCCCTTGTCCTCGTTTCGTGTTGTGTTCGGCGTTTTAAAATAATAGCGGATCCGAACGGTGAACTCCCGCTCTTCAAAGAGGTTTGTTTTCTGGATAAGGCTTGAACCATCCAGGATGATCCTGACAGATTCATTTCCTGATTCTCTATAATGCCCGATATAAACATTCTGAAATTCATCGTCTAAATGCTTTCGTAATCCTTCCTCGATGGATACGGTTGCCACCTTGTCGTATGTAACCGCCATCAGCTATGATACACATCTATTGACCGCATCCCGCCGGAATCCTGTATGTCCTGCCCATGTGGAAATACTTCAACTTCATATTCGTCGTCCGTTGTGCAGATGTCCGCCTGGTCTTTTGAACCAAAGCGAACCCGTAATCCGCCTGCTAATGTTTGATACTGCCCGGTGATCTTTTGAGCTGTAACCACCTGTGAACCTTCATCAATGCCGAGCTTATCATTTCCTGCAACCCAAACGGAATATGTACCCGCTCCAATAGCACCGCCAGTAATAACTTTCAGCTTAATCTTGTCATAGCCTCCGTACCATACACCTTCCATATCCACCGGTCGCAGTTCTGTGTTCCCATTAACTGTCACCTCTCTTAATACGCCTTGTGATGAGTCCTGCGTTACCTGGAATCCAAGTTTAATCTCACCATTGTTTATGCGTTCAATGTAATTGTCTGCCTCTGCCTTAAACGCTTCTGAAACCGGATTGTCCGGGTCATGTGCGGAAATCAAAAAAAACGCCGTATATAAGGCAACTGTGCGGATTATTGTATAATCGTAATTGCCTTCAATGTCCTTCCATTGTGATCTCGGCTGTGTACGGTCCACCAATGAATCAAAAAAACGTGATGCCTTTGCCATAATATCTGTTTTATGCGTTGCCCAATCTTCACCGGACTCCATCAATTTGTCTGTCGGTGTTGCTGTTGAATAATAATAAACCACATCCTCTGTTGAATCGTAAAACCATTCTCCTTCCGCATCGACTGCCGCCTTATTTACTTGCGCAGCACCCAAATCTTTGCCGTCTGCAAATAAAAGATTCACCAATCCGCTATTATGTGAGGCATATAACGAACCACTATCCACCACCCAATTATAAATTGAGCTTTTCATATCGAATCTGTCCACCATTGGATATACATCCCGCAGATCAGATTCAGAAATATATGTCGGAATTGTTGCCATTAATTATAGCCTCGTATTTCAACGATGGTGTCAAGTTTATTTGAGACAGACCGCCCGGTGATGAATTTAATCATGTTATATCCTGCTGTTGAATCTGATTTTAATCCTCCGGCATGAGCCGAATCATAGGCGGCAGAAACAACAAACTGCGCATTTTTCGGACAGGATTTCATTGTAATCTCGCCTGTCTTGTAATTAATCGTTCCACTACCACCGGTAGGACGGGATAATGTGCCGTCACCGTTATCATAAAGCATATCAGCACGGTTCGGTGATGTAATGCCTGTTTTCTTATCTGTCATAGTATCATCCGGCAGACTTGATACCACAGCGGAGGTTAGATTTGCAGCTGTTGGCAATGCACCGACACCAAAAGGCGTTGTTCCTGCACCGCCATCTGCCAATGCAATCGCTGTGCTTGAATTGTTCGTATTTGATTTCACCTGAATATCACCGTTTACAATCGTAATAGTCATATCTGCCCGTGCATCATCAAAAGCCGTTTGTATCTTATACAATACACCGTTTGAGGTATTGCCCCATGTTACATCACTCGAATCTGTTGTGAATGAATAATCTGTTGCACCTGCACCATCTAAATTAACTGACAAGGTATAAGCGGTTGACTTTGCCAAACCGGTTTCAGACGCTAATGACTGGTTTTTCATTCCAAAATTCTGATAACCGCCCTCTGTGTAATACTTAAATGAAATACTTCCCGGAACAAAACCAGACGCCTTCTTCGTCGCTGTTCTGCCGTAACCAAGTAGATTCATAGCATGATAATCACCATTTCCGTTAGTTTTTACCATCAATGTTGTACCGTCACCGTTGCCATTCTTGGACGTATCATCGTAATCATGGTCAATGTTTGAAAATGGAAACCGCAGAGCCGTATTATCAGCATGAGTAGCCGCTGTACTGCCCTGTGATCCACGAATAACGGTTAATGTATTGGTTGCTATCGCCGTCACTTCCATCGTCTCATCTTCAATGCGGATGTAATCTCCGACTTCAAAATAATCACCGTCATCCACATCCACATCCGTCTCGGTTGCGTCTAATGCTTCTGCTAATAACTGAGAATCGACCGCCACATAAGTATTTCCCAATGCTGGTGCTTGGTTATCAAGCGTTGAACCACCACCTGCGGATGATGCTGCAGAATAATCAATAAATCGAGGATTCGGAATAAAAAAGAACTCACCCGGTGTTAATAAAAATGTATGATATGATAATGTTGTACCGTCTGTATCCGGTGAGCCTGCTGTCCATGAATAGTTTCCGATCTGGATTTCTGCCGCTGTCTGTCCGGCGTTGGTAATAACCAATGTCTTAAAACCCTGAATTGTCTGTGCGCCCTTTGTAACATCAAAGACCATCAGCTTTGTAAATGTATCGGTGGAATCTACTTCCTGGCGAACAATGAATCCGTCTTTATACGTATATGATTTTGTATAATTGTATTTCTGGTCAGCTGTCAGCGTTAAATTTGCAGTTATATTCGGCATAATTCTCCTTTTATGGACATCCTGTAATCTTTAAAATAGCGGGTGGATATTCGCCATCGGCGCTTCCACCCCAGCGCAAATAGCTTGTCGTCGCTGATGTCTTGGCGTAAATGGTTACGTAATTGGTGGACAACGCTGTTAATCCCGTCAAATACCACTTCTGCGTTAAATAACTGTCATCCGTCTCATCCGCATAATCAGATTTTGTTTTTGTATTCCCGGACGGATTAGAGGTGATATAAGCAGAACCGTTGTAATCGTACAGGGCAAAGTAGGCGATACGGTTAGAGGTGGACGCATCTCTGAAAATGGAAAACTCAATTTCCACATTTCCGGACGGTGGTGCAGTATAGGATGTTTGTAGTGATGTGCTTATTTCAGCGTATGCGGTTGTCAATGTGTAGCTTGCATCTGTTACAGGATCAAGTACCGTCATGCCTATTATTGCACCTGGAATCGTCGATAAGCCATCACCTGTTAATTTTGAATTGGTCGTGTCCACGCCAAGCAATGTTGTTCCTGCTACATTCTGGAAGTCAACAGTTGCCGTGCCTTTCTTACTTGGCTGCACTTTAAAATGGTCTTTAGATGTGTATAATGCCGATCCTTTTCCGTCGCCAGACTTAACCTGACGCAGCGTAGCATCAAAGCCTTTATTGGCATTGTCAATTTGAAATAAATCTTTATACCATGAAGATAATGCGTTATCGGTTAAAGCCATTTACTTTTTCTTTTTCTTGGTGTCTTTTAATGTCTCGCCCAATTTGGTTAGTTTATTTGAAAAGGCTATTCCTGTCCAACCAGCACAAGCTAAAATCAGCGTATCAAACATTGTCTCATCAATATAATCCATCTGAAACAAAAAAGCTGTAATAGCAAAACCGGCAAAGCCAATATTGCGCTTCTTTGAATTTTCACCAACAAATAAGCCGGTAATATTCTCCAATGTTTTACTTTTACTTAAAAGTCCGGATAACAAACTCATATTATTCCTTCCCGTTTTTGTTTATAAATTTTAATAAAGTGTGTAAAGACTTCTCAATGCCGTTTACATCTTCACCGATGATTCTCTGATTTTGAATCAACTGTTCAGTAATTCCGTACAGCTTATTATTGTTGTCTAACACTTCCACCTTTATTTCTGCAATTTCTCTAAATAGCTCATCATATTTGGTGTCCACTCTTTTGGTATAAGTATTAAGAAACCACCTGCCAACATACCCAACACCAACAAGCAGTACAATGAGCATAAATACAGCGACTCCCTGTTCTTCAAGTAAGAATAAAACATCACTCACTTATAGTATCCAAATAGAGCAAGTATGATTCCAAAGGCAGTAAACAATACCGAATTAAAACCTTTTATAAATGATAGTTCTTTCTCGCAATGACCGACTCGACCATTAATGCCATCAAGCCTGTCAATAATACGTTCCGTATCTTTTTTAACCGCCTGAATCTCGGTTCTATTTTCAGTTAATTGTTCGAGCATTTCCATCATTTTATCCAAAGATTCCGATTCCTTTTTAGATTTCATACCTCAATAGATTCCTATGCCTTGATTCTGGTTTCCATAACCCAGATGAATAAATGTTTTGGCGACGGCAATATCCTTAAATGTTCCCATCTTCAATGCACCGTGTAATAATTTTGCCCGTCTGTATCTATTATCAACAGCCACATCACACGCCTGTCCGGTTGTATGCTGCCCTCTGCTGTTGCTTGATACTTTCTTGTTATGTTCAACACATCGCCACCCGGAATTAATTTTAAAAGGAAAACTGCACCATTCACGTAATTCCTGGAGATTATCCATAAAGGTATGCCCCATTTCACAATTACCGCAGCACGGACATTTCAGCTCATCCGTTGTGAAGTTATTTGTCAGCTTCATGGTGTAGTCCAGGCTGATTTATCAAGCTCTGTTAATATTTCCGAATGATTATAAGTTGTCATTCCGTCAAATACTTCAGGTGTATCTCCATCCCATTTTAAAATTGCTTTTGTGCCATCTAATGTTTTCCTCAAAGTAGATACTGATGTCTGAATAGCATTAGCACATAAGTTTTCCAACTGCTCATCATTATAAGATGCCAAAGTAATTATTACCCACTTTCTGTTGTCGTGGCTCATGGTGTGTCCTTTACAATATCATCTGATGCCATGTTTGTCATTAGACCGGGATTCCCATTTACTGCCTTAACAGTAATATTTTTTACAACTAATGTCCCTGTAAATCCTGAACCTGACCTCATTCTAAATGCATTAGTAGCAGTCGCAAGAATATAATCAGTTTTAATACCTGTTGTAGTATGGTCTGCACCATCAACACTCCCTATTCTGGTACGAACTGTAGCCGTACCTGAACTTGCACTAAGTGATTCTATTTCATACTGACATTTATATATTTTTCCTGCAACAGCAGTATTATCGTTGGAACTACTTAAACTATTGACTAAGTCATAACCAGCACTTGCAGGATTAGTTAGGGTTGCTTTCCCCGACGCAATAGTCCAACCTGTCTCAGTTTCCCAAACTGCACCTTGAGTATCTGTTGCTTGTGTTCCTGTTGTAGTAAAATCTCCATCATTTATTTCTTCAGTTGCCAAAGTCGGATTCACTTGGTCTGCAATAAGATTGAAATCATCCAAAGTCCCATCGCCCATTCTCCACCAGCCTTGAAGATTCGCCGAATTGGAGTCGGCAAGTAAATCAGTTGGAACTCCATTATTATAGATATTAGATACAGAACCAGCGGAAAGTGCAGTGTTCCATATAGCGACTTCATCGATATTCCCATTAAAATTTGCAGACTTATTATCATTTCTTCCTATTTCAAACAAATCTCCACAACTTTGGGCAGTCAATGTTTGGCTTGTAGCTACTGTAACAGCACTTCCATTAACATACCATGTTAAAGTCCCGCTACTATTA